CCCCAACACACCAGCTATAACGGGGTACGGCGGGGGTACTGTGATAGGGCAAGCGGGGAGCGGGGCGTAGAGGGCATCTGAGCGCCCCGGGGAACGGCAGGAGGGGAGAACGGACCGAACCTCGCACACACGTTCGAAGGGGCGTGCGAGGGGGGAGGGGCGAGAACGGGCAGCACTGGCGGGAATCGGACAATGGTTGTGCTGCGGTGGGGGGTAGCGGAGAGTGAAGGATGTTTTCGCAGGTGGGAAGGGGTATGCAACTACACCGGCCACAAGGGAAAGGTGGGATGTATTGGCGTTTGCGCAGGTCAGAAGGGGTGAGTGGCCGAAGTGGTTGTAGGAATGGCGTATGGGGGTGTGTGGGTGATGGTGTGTGTGTAGCCCTTATAACTTCTGAAATATTTGACAGAAGTAAAGTAGAAGCGAGGGAGAGGGACCCCCCTGAAAAAGTGCATTCTTGAAACAACACCGGCCACTAGGCCACATTGTTGCAGGTCACAGCCTCGGAAAACGGGGTGGCATGGTTGGTTGCGCTGCAACCATTCCGGCCACAGGTCGGTATCAGTGCAGGTCAGACCATGTGGCATGGTTGGTTGCATGACCAATGTGTAAAGGGGAGATGCAACCATTCCGGCAACCAGTGAGGTGACCCTTACTGGCATGGTTGGTTGCCACATCACAGCCTGGTCTCTTTCTACTCACGCGTAGGGGTGCATTCCCCAAATTCAGAACCGAGACCACGCAGATATCAGACTGATACATTACGCTGTAAGTAGCCGGTATTGTTGCGGGTTGTTGGTTACACACAGTAATGATTGACAGAATGGCGCAACCACCCATGCCAGTAGGTAGGGGTAGGGGGTGGCATGAATGGTTGTTTGTGCAGGTCAGACCATATGTATGATAGATAACGAAGCAAAAGAACAAAGAATATGCTGCGAGTAGCTTGGCTGTGTGGTGCGTGCTGGTGGCTGTGAGGCTGTGAGCTGGGAGAATAAACCAGAGGTGACCCCCAGGCACTAAACCAATACCGACAGTAGTGGGTATAAAGTAGGGGAGGTGAGCCGCCCTCGTCCCCAGCCACCCCCACACGTCTGGCCCTATCCGTCAAAAAATCTCGCGCCTCGCGCGCACGTGTGGTAATGTCAGTGCCATGACAGCTCGCATCGACTCCCCACCCGACGCCATGAGGCGTCTGCGCTCGGCGCGTCTGGCGCTGGGTATCTCCCAGCGCACGCTGGCCGAGAGGGCGGGGTACTCTCGCGAGCAGGTCTGCCAGTGGGAGCTGGGACGACGGAGCATCAAGCTCTGCCAGTACGAGGACCTGATCGCTGCGCTGGGTGTGCGCATCGAACTGATGGCCACGCCCACGACCTTCACCAGCTACACGAGCTACACCGTCAGCTTCACCAGCTACACCAGTGAGAGTGAGTGACATGACCGAGATCGAGCAGCAGAACAAGGCGCTGCGCATCCGCTACGTCAGTACGAGTGACACCTTCGACCTGAAGTTCCCCACGTGGAGCAAGGTCGAGCTGGACTACACCGAGGCCGGTCGGCTGCTGGCTGGGGAGGGCGCGCACCCCACCGCCACCCGGGGCATCCTGGCGTGTGCGATGGAGGCCGACTCCGACACCCTGCTCGTGAGCTTCGTGGTGGGTAGCGAGTCCTTCACGACCTCCCCGTCCATCACGCCCATCGACCACGACATCACCTTCTCCTACCAGGGTTTCGTCATCCTGGGATCGTGGACCGCCGCCCAGCGCGTGGTCTACGACCTGGAGCTGCGCCACGGACAGTACGCCCACGTCTACGAGCTGCGCCACCTGCACGGCCGCCGCCAGTTCCACTACGTGGCCACGCACGACGCCTCCACCGAGCTGGTGATGGAGGCCGAGCGCTGCGGCGGCATCGGTGTCAGTACCGCCCAGGTGCTGCGGGCCAAGGCCAAGATCGAGTCCGCCAAGGACAGCGAGATCGCCATGCCCCCGGTGCGGGACATGGCCGAGATCTTCCCGGTGCTGCGCTACTTCACCTACGAGCACCTGCCCACCAAGCTCCAGAAGGTCAGCCGCCCGCTGTGCATGATGGCCTACGAGATCGCCAAGATGTACGGCGAGGGCGCGGACGAGCGGGAGCTGGCCAAGGCCCTGGACCGCCTGCTGGAGGCCAAGGACGCGGCCGTGCGGGCGGTGGTGTAGGTGCCCACGCTCCACCACTCGGACATGACCTATGACGGTGAGGTCACCATGCGGCTGCGGCTGGTGGACCACTACCACCGCCACGTCAGCACGCAGGAGATCGACCGGCCCTTCCGGGTCCGCATCTTCCGCCAGGAGGAGGAGGAGGGTCTGGTCATGGTCCGCACTCTGTTCACCCTGCTGGCCGACAAGGACGGCCCCGCCGTGTTCGACGTCGAGCCGCCGATGGTCGGACCGTTCCACGTGAACGGGTTGCAGGGGCGTGTGCTCGGCACTGGCGACGTCCTCTACACCGCCCTGGGCAACCCGGAGATGTTCACTGCCCCTGGCACCTACACCGTGACCCGGGCCACCTTCCTGCACGAGGAGACCGAGGAGAGTACGCCATGAGCAAGGTCCGCTTCGCCCGCGTCTGGGCCAACAGCCTCAAGGTCGGGGACGTCTTCGAGCACACCAACGAGGGCGACTACACCGGACGCACGACGACGGCCTGGTACGAGGTCACCGATATCCGCGAGCTGCCCAAGGCACTGGCCGAGGACTCCCGGTACGAGGTCCTGGCCTCGCGCTCGGGCGGCGAGTACAACGCCTTCATCCCGGACTACATCCGCGAGACCTTCGCGGCCGACACCGTTCTGACACTCGACAGGAGGAAGTGACATGGTCATGCGCAACGGCGTGGAGTGGGGCGACGACGTTCCCAACCTGGGACCGGACACCTCCCAGACCGAGGCCGGGCGCGAGGTGCTGCCCGGCACCTACAACCTGGTCGGCGTGACCTGCGCACAGCGGGGCTGCTTCCTGGACGACGGGCAGCACGGCCCGGAGTGCGTGCGCAACAACTGAGCAGCGAACCTTACAGACGCTGAAAGGTTCGCTTCTGTCAACAGTTGTCGAGTGACAACTAACTCACAGTGAGAGGTACAGCATGGCCCCCAAGAAGGACCCGGACAACATCCACATCCTCAAGCCCGAGAAGGACAAGCACACCAAGGCCAGCGGCAAGGACTCCATCCCCGTGACCGGCGTCATCTGCTCGCGCTGCGGCGGGAGCAACGGCGCGCACCACAACATCTGCCCGAAGACGAACTGATGAACGTCATCGCGGAGTTCGACCGGCTGCATTCTGGAGGAGTTGACATAGTGGGCAAGAAGAAGGACGACGAGGACAAGATCCGCAAGGCCCTGAAGGACGAGGCGGACCGCAGCGACAACCGCGACAGCAGGAACTACTCGGACAAGGAGGCGCTGGACGAGATCCTGCGCCGGGCGAAGGGGAAGGAGTAGGCCGTGACGAACACCTACCGTCTGCGCCTGAACGGTTGCGGCGAACAGGACAACAAGACGATCGAGCTGGAGCTGTCGCCCACCGACGCCCAGCGCCTGGCCGAGTGGGACCTGAGCTACCTGGACTGCTGCGGTGGCCCGACGCTCTACATCGAGCCGGTCAAGTCCGGGGCCACCTACGGCACCGGCAGCCTGCGCGAGGACAACGATGGCTGACAAGGACTCCCGCTACCGGTTCCTGCGCCTGTACGTGATGCAGGACCTGGGCCTGGAGTACCTGGACGGCTGGCAGCGCGAGGCCGTTCTGGCGGCGGCTCTGGAGGGCACCGTGCCCTTCCGGGCCGCCGTCCCGCGCGAGGTGCAGGAACAGTTCTTCACCTCGCTCCAGGAGGGGCTGGGCAGCCTGGCCCGAGCCCACGAACGAGAGGAGTGGGGATGATCGAGTTCCTGCTGATCATGGCGCTGCTGGTCTTCTGGGCCTGGGTGGTGGTGAAGGTGAGCCGCTTCGTGTGGCGCTCCACCGATCCCCGGGTGATCTCCGAGATGCGCACGCGCTCGACCATGGCCCGGATGGAACGCGAGCGCGAGGCACAGCGCAGACTGGAGGGTGAGTGAGCGGCATCAAGCCCAGGCGTGTGCGGCTGGACTACCACCTGCTCTACCGTACGGTGAGGTCGATGGCGGCCTTCCGAGGTGTCTCGCTGCGCCAGGTGGCCGAGGAGGCGGACATCCCGCTGACCGCGTTGAAGCGGATGTCCCCCAACCGGCTGGACTCCTATCCGCCCACGGCCGACAACCTGCTGCGTCTGATCATGTGGCTGGACCCCGACCACGACCTGGCGGCCTACGCCACCGAGCCCGAGGAGAGCGATGAGTAGTACCGACGAGGGCTACAAGCCCACGAACACCCTGGTGGACCTGCTCGTGGGTCTGCGTGCCCGGGGCATGACCTGGGCGCAGATCGAGGCCGAGACCGAGATCGACGCCGAGCGGGCGGCCACGCTGGTGCAGGAGTACCTGACCAGCAACTACGGTGCGTCCACCGTGGCCGAGCAGCGCATGCTCCAGCTCCGGCGACTGGAGCAGATCGCCAACGCGCTGTGGGACCAGGTCATGAGCGGTGACCGGATCACCGAGGGCAAGCAGACCAAGAACCTGCTGGACACCCTGAACATGATCACCGAGCTGCTGGACCTGAAGAAGGACCGTGTCCGTGACGAGCTGGTGCAGCTCACCCGGGCGCAGACGGACCTGGTGCGCACGGTACTCATCGGCGCGCGCCTGTCCATCCTGGACCAGCTTCTGGATCTGGTGCAGTCGCTGCCGACCAGCGGCACGGCCGAGGAGTTCAAGGCCCTGATGCGGTCCCGGCTGGAGGCGGGGTTCTCCGAGATCTACGCCCAGGCCAGCCAGCAGGCGCTGGAAGGCGAACACTCCACGGTGGTGCGCGTTGATCCGAACAAGGTCGGTCACTCCGCGCAGCGGGTCACCGAGTGAGCTGGTAGTCTCGACCCAGAGCGCACGTACCGCGCGGTTGGCAACCTGACAGGTGCCGAGGGCGTCCCCCCTTTCCGCTGCGTGGTCCGTGCGCTCTTTCGTGTCTGGAGGGAAGGTATGACGGAGAAGACGAGCAGTCTCGACGGACCCATACATATGCCGACCGAGGAGGAGCACCGCGAGTGCGGTATCCGCATGGCCGAGTCCGCCATCCGGATCGAGCACTGGCGCAAGAAGGGGAAGGACCGCAGGGACCACGACCTTGTAACAGTGCTACTATCTCTAGGTGTGATAGAGAAGGAATCGCCCGAGCACGCCGAGCGCCGTATGCGGTCGGATGCGATGGCGGCTCTGGCCAAGGAGGAGAACCAGTGGCAGAAGTGAAGCAGGAGTCCGGGCACCTGATGGACCGCGTCCACAAGACCGGACAGGAGGTGGCGCTGTCCACCTACAACAAGCACACCCTGGGGCGTGTGCTCCGTCGCCCGCGTCCCGACTTCATCGCCGGGGAAATCAGCCGCAGTGTCATCGACGCGGTCGTTCCCCTGATGGTGGCGGACTGGCAGGAGCGGACGGAGGTCAAGGCCGAGGCTCCCTCCCGTGAGCACCAGGCCCAGGTGGACGAGGCGTACGCCCGTGGCCTGCACCACGCCTGGCACATCGTGGAGACTCTGGAGGGTCGGCCGGGCAAGAAGCAGATCGCGGAGCTGCTGCGCGCCGAGCTGCGCAAGGCCGAGGGAGCGAGCGAGGAGTGAGCAGTATCCGTATCGGCGGCCGGGCGGCCGGGCACAAGATGGAGCAGGAGCCGGTGGAGCTGGGTCGCGAGGAGGCGGACAAGCTCAACGACCAGGCCGCTTGGTGCGAGAGTGACACCGAGCAAGAACCCGAGCAGGGCTGAGGAGGACACGTGCAGGGAGAGCTGGTAGTCGTACACGAGGCCGTGGCCTCTCTGCGCGTGGACGGGGTCCAGGACTCCTACCGCCTGAACCCCGCTGCCTGGGCCAAGGACGTGCTGGGTGTGCATCTGTGGTCCAAGCAGCGAGAGATCACCGAGTCGGTGCGTGACCACAAGCGCACCGTGGTGGCCTCCTGCCACGGCTCGGGCAAGGCGCTGGCCCTGGACACGCTGCTACCCACGCCCACCGGCTGGACGACCATGGGCGAGGTTCAGGTCGGGGACGAGCTGATCGGGGTGAACGGCAAGCCGACGCGGGTCGTGGCCACTACTCCGGTCTGGGAAGAGGACACCTACGAGGTGGTCTTCTCGGACGGCTCGACCATCACCTGCTCGGGCCAGCACGAGTGGAACACGCTTCCGGCTAAGGTGCGCAACCGCATCCGCGTCCAGTGCCATCGCGAGGACATGGCCGTGGACTGGTCCCACTGGTGGCACCTGGCCGAGACCTTCACCACGGTGGAGCTGGCTGAGACGCTGCGGACCAACACCTACGAGCACAACCACGCGGTACCGCTGTCCAGCGGGATCGAGGGTGTGGAGACGGCGTTCCTGCTGGACGAGTACCACATGGGATACGAGCCCGCGCGGATGGTGGGGCGGGTGCCCATCTCCATGCTGCGGGCGGCCAAGTGGCAGCGGTGGGCATTCCTTCAGGGCCTGTCGGACGCGGACTCCTACGTGGACCGTACCGGTGCGGTGGTCTACACCGTACGCACGGAGAACGATGCCCAGCTCGTGATGGAGCTGCTGCGCGGACTGGGCAAGGCCATGGTGACGCGGTCCTACAAGGACAAGCAGGGGGACTGGAAGGTCGTCGCCCGCATCGAGGAGTCGCCGTACCGGGACAACGAGGGTATGGACTCCGAGTGGCGGCAGCGCAACCACGGCAAGCGGACCTACAGCCGCAACACCGCGCGCATGGTCGTGGACGTGCGGCGTGTGCCCACGGTCAAGACGAGGTGCGTGCAGGTGGATGGCCTGTACAACCTGTACCTGGCCGGGTCGGAGATGATCCCCACGCACAACTCGATGATCGCCTCGGTGATCTCGGCGTGGTGGGTGGCCGTCCACCCGCCCGGCACGGCCATCGTCGTCACCACGGCTCCGACCTATCACCAGGTCAACGCCATCCTCTGGGAGGAGCTGCGCAAGCACCACCGCGCCGCTGCCGCCCTCGGGCTGCCGCTGCCCGGCAAGATCACGCAGGACAACCACTGGAAGCTCAGCGACGGCACACTGGTCGGCATGGGCCGCAAGCCCGCTGACGGTGACTCCAACGCCTTCCAGGGCATCCACCGCGCCCGGGTGCTCGTCGTGATTGACGAGGCGTGTGGTGTGCCCGAGGAGCTGTGGACCGGCGTAGAGGCCATCACCACCACGGCCAACTCTCGCATCCTGGCCATCGGGAACCCGGACGACATCGACACCACGTTCGGTGAGGTCTACACCGAGGAGCGCTACGCCTCGATGTGGAACCGGATCGCCATCCCGGCCAGCGTCACCCCGAACTTCACGGGTGAACCCGTACCCATGCCGCTGCCCGACGTGCTGGTGCAGCGTGACTGGGTGGAGGAGCGCCGCAAGGCGTGGACCGAGGACGACCCCCGGTACCAGTCCAAGGTGGAGGCGAAGTTCCCCGAGCAGGGCGTGATGAGCCTGTTCGGCCCGGCCGTGCTGGCACGCGCCTTCGATCAGGACGGGCTGCCCAAGCCGGACGGCAAGCTCAAGATCGGCGTGGACCCGGCGCGCTACGGCAACGACCGCACGACGGTGGTGGCCCGGCGCGGGCGGCTGATGTGGGTCGTGGACTCCTGGCAGGGCATGGACACGGTCAACACCGCCAAGCGCGTGATGAACCTGGCCGACGAGCTGCGTGAGGTGGACGACGACGGCAAGAAGGTCGAGTTCGACGTCGAGATCCGCGTGGACGTCATCGGCCTCGGTGCCGGTGTGGTGGACACCCTGGCCTTCGAGCAGGCCAAGCTGGAGGCCGCCGGTGAAGCCTGGTACACCACGGTGGAGATGAACGGCTCGGCCGCCCCGCCGATCGAGCAGGGCGGCTCGACGCAGGGCTACGGCAACGCCCGAGCCTACTGGTACGACCAGCTCAAGCAGGGCATGGCCAACGGCAGCCGCCGGGTGGTCGAGCACGACGTGGCCAAGGACGAGCTGGGCGGCATCCGCTTCGCCTACCGCTCGGGCAAGATGTACATCGAGTCCAAGGACGAGATGAAGAAGCGGGGCGTGAAGTCCCCTGACTACGCGGACGGCCTGGTCTACGCCGGGGCCGAACTCTTCGACGGGGCCGAGGTGGGCGATGTCCTCTCGACGCCCGCCGAAGAGGTGGCGGCGGCCGAACTCCAGGAACTGCTGGAGTCCGTGGAGATGCAGATCAGCCCGTTCTAGCGGCGGTTGAGTAGCGAGCGCATCAGGGCGGGACGTCCGACTGCTCGGCGGTACTGCATGAGCAGGCGGTTGGAGGCGTCGCTGCCCTTGGTGCGGCTGAGGCGCGGGGCGGGCTCGTGCCAGTAGTGCCAGAGCACACCATCGAAACGCTTGTGCCGCCCGAGGATCGTGTCGGCCGCCTTGCCCAGCGCAGAGTCCTCACCGCCCCAGCCACGGAAGCGCGGGTCGAAGCCGCCGATGGTCTCCCAGCCCTTACGCGAGAACACGGCCAGACCGCCCCCGGCCATCCCTCGGTAGTGTGTCTCGGACAGAGCCAGGTGCTCGCCCAGCTCGTGGCCGTCCAGGACGTAGGCTGTGGCCGCTTCGTTGAGCCGACGCACCTGGCTGTGCGGCACAGCCCAGGGAGCCTCGCCGTTGGCCACGGCATCGACGGCTGCGGCCAGGGCCTCGGGCGGCGCACACCACACGTCGGCGTCGGCCACTACGAGGATCTGTGCGTCAGTCTGCTCGATGGCCCGCTCGGTGGCCACGGCCTTGACCCACGGACCTTCGGCGGCCGTGGTCGTGCCCACACAGAGCTGCCAGGTGGGGAAGAACTCCTCCCACTGGTAGCGCAGCACGGACCAGTGCGCGTCACGAAGGCCGCCGTCCGGGCGGTAGGGAACTACAACGGCAACGCTCGGAGCAGATCCTGCTGCGTCTGCTCCAGCGGCCGTGCCAGTGCCGTCGTGTAGTCCATCCACTTGAAGTCCGCTCCCCCTACCTTGGGATGCGGTAGCCGCATCGCCGGTATTCCGTACGCCTGCGCCACGATCAGTCCGTGCAGGCTCGATGAAGCGATCATAGAGCAGGACGTGATCTGCTCGATGGTGTCGGACACCGGCTGGCCCACGTCGATCACCACGTCCGCCATGGGCCAGGAGCGGGTGTCCACGTAGTGCGGCACCACACCGAGCTGATACTTCTTCACGGGCGATGGTTCCCACAGCAGTGGGGCCAGCAGGCCCGGGTCTCCCAGGGGCAGATCGTCCGGCAGGGGCTGTGCGAGGTAGCGCCGGGTCAGCTCACCGCGCAGGGCCAGGACGTTGGTCAGTGGCTGACGGGGCCTCTTGGCTGGACTCATGAGCCCTGAGCCCCACACGGCGGTGTGCGCCGGGAAGGCGGCGTGCAGGATGGACCCGCACGCCACCAGCTCGGCCTCGCGTAGCTCCACCTGGCGCACGCGGTACCCCAGGCGCTCGATGATCTCCTTGCCCAACTCGTCACCGAAGTTGATCTTCCCACCCGGCCGCCGGTACCACCACAGGGCGACGTCGCTCATGCGCGGTCCAGGTACAGGTTTCGGGTGGTGCCGTAGCGGTGGATGCCGTAGGTGAGCGGGCCGATCTGCTTGTGCCGCAGGTTGTAGGGCAGGAAGGTGTGGGCCTTCAGCACGGGGATGTCCTTCTTGCGGCGGCGGTTGAAGACCGTGGTCATCAGCTCCGAGCCGGTCTTGCGCCACGAGGGGTTGAGGTCATCGAGATCCACCTTGCCCAGTGCACGGATGTAGGCGTCCAGGTAGGAGTGACCCCTGGTGGTGCCCATGACTCCGTTGGCCAGGCGGCTCGGGCTGCCGTCCCGGTTGAAGGGGACGTTGGGGCTGTGGACCATGAAGGCGTCGCCGTCCATGAAGTCGGCGTCAGCGAAGTCGGCCACGAACTCGGTGTCGGCGTCGATGTACACGCCGCCGTAGTTGTGCAGGATGGCCACCCGGGCGATGTTGCTGGCCCCGTTCATCGAGCCCTCTTCGATGTAGCGCTCGTACAGCGGCAGCAGGGTGGGATAGTCCTCCAGGAGGGAGGTGATGTCCGGCTCGTTCCACAGGCGGTACTTCCAGGTGGTCAGCTCGGCCCAGCGCAGGGTCCACTCGGGGAGCTGCTTGTCACCGATCCAGATCTGGTGCAGGATGCGCGGTATCGTCATGGCCCCCACGTTACCTTGCGCATGGTTGCGGTGTCCCGGGTCGTCAGGTAATGTCGGTGCCAGAGCGAGGGATCTTCTACCACCCATGGTCCTCTGCTTCACTTCTCACTGGGGGCGGTACATCTCCGGAGGTACCGCCCCACCTATGCGGGTAGCTCAACTGGAAGAGCGCTGGTCTCCAAAACCAGTCGTTGGGGGTTCGACTCCCTCCCCGTGTGCGAGGTCCATTGGCCATCCGACCTCTGATAAATGCATGGCCGAGGTACGATGGTGCTATCCAACCTCACCCAAGTGGTGCACTCGATGGCTTCGGCCTCACGCCTGGTTCGTCAAGCCTGGCCCGACCGCCTCTCGTCTAACGGGCAGGGCATGTGCGATCCACGTGGCCCCGGGGAGTGGATTACTCTCGGGGTGTCGCACAGATCCGGGTTCGAGTCCCGGAGGGCGGACACATCTCGGATACGAGGGGGAAGAAGGCCCGGCAGTAGGCTCACACTGCCGGGCCTTTCCCATCCCCGTTACACTGACCTCACCGGACTAAGGGGAGGCCCATGAGCGAGCAGGTGATGACAGGTGGTCGCGACCTGTCTCAGCTCGATGACGCACAGGTACGCGAGGTCATCGCGGAGCTGGAGCACCGCAACGAGGAACTGACCGAGTCGATGGCCCAGCTCACGCTGGCCGTGGACGACATCGGCTGGCGGCCTCTCGGTCCGCTCCAGTCCGAAGAGGAGATGCCGCTCGACACGCTGAAGAAGGCGGCCGAGACGTGCCGAGCGCTGGTGACGATCAACCCGCTGGTCAAGCGGGGTATCGCGGTGCGCACGTCCTACATCTGGGGCAAGGGTGTGAAGATCGGGGAGGCCAACGCCGCCTGGCGCACACCCTCGGTGAACCGCACCTTCGGCACCACGATGGCCCAGCTCGAACTGGAGCGCACGGCCGCCAGCGATGGCAACCTCATCTTCCTGGTGGACTCAGCCCGGCGCACGGTGCAGCGTCTGCCCTTCTACCAGATGAGTGGTGTCGTCTCGGCCGTGGACGACACCGAGACGGCGCTGTACTACAAGCGCACGTACACCCGCCGGGCGGCCAACCTGTCGCAGTACGGCACAGCCGCCCCGGCCGAGGAGCAGATCGAGGTCTGGTACCCCTCCGACGAGCTGGAGGAGCCCCCGGTCGATCGCATCGGCCAGGTGGCGGTGGACAAGACCAAGCGCATCGTGCACGTGGCCTTCAACCGCCAGGTCGGCTGGACGTGGGGTGTGCCCGACGTCTTCGCCGTGGTGTTCTGGTCCAAGGCGTACAAGGAGTTCCTGGAGAACTGTGCGACCCTGGCCAAGGCGTACGCCCGATTCGCCTGGAAGGTCACCAGCTCGACCAAGAAGGGTCAGCAGCGGGTGGCCACCAAGATGGGTTCAGCCCCCAACCGTGACCCGGCCACGGGCCGTGTGGCGGACGTGGGAGCGGCTGTCACCCTCGGAGCCAACCAGGACATGCAGGCTCTCCAGACGGTGCGGCCGGTGGACTTCGGCGCTGGCCTGCCGCTGGCGTCGATGATCGCCGCCGGGCTGGAGATCCCGCTGCCGATGCTGACCTCCGACCCGGGTTCGGGCAACCGGGCCACGGCCGAGACGCTGGACACGCCGACCAACACGGCGATGGAGGCTCGCCAGCAGCTCATGGACGACGCTATCCGGCGTGTGCTCCGGGCGCTGGGAGCGGGCGACGTGGAGCTGGACTGGCCGCCTGTCTCCGAGGACCCGCTGCACCGCCTGATCCAGGCGTACGACATGGCCGGACGCACGGGTGTGCTGTTCGCGGAGGAGTGGCGCGAGCTGATCCTGAAGGCCGTGAAGCTGGAGACGACCAGGACGACGCCGCCCACCGAGGACGAGGTTCCGTTGGTTGTGCGCAGTCAGGCGTCACCGCCCGAGCAGGTGGACCCGATGAGTCGGGGAGACCACGAGCTGCGGGACGAAGGCACGCAGGCGCACACCGAGGACGCATGAGAAAGGCCAGGGACCCCCATCCCTGGCCTTTCGCACTACGGCTGGTCAGCCCTCATGGTTGCCCTAGTGCCCCGAACCGTTCACCGGTCATGGGCTCTCGCGTACGAGGAGCCGGGTGATTGTTCGATGTTGGGTTCACGATACCCGAGTTTCGTTGCGTGGGAAACGTTTCGTTGCGTTCGTCAGTTACGTTACTCTGGGTACGTCGAGTACCATACGCGCGAGGAGGAGGTGACATGGGACAGCAGGCCGTACTCCATGAGGCGACCGCCAAGGCCAAGGCCACCGAGAGCAAGGGCATCTGGCGGATCAAGCTCATCGAGGGGGACGTGCATGGCTCGTCCGGGTACTACCCTGCCTCCGTACTGGAGCGCGATGGTGCCACGGCGTTCCCGGCCGGGACCCACATCTACCTCGATCACCCCACGTGGGAAGAGGACTGGCAGCGGCCGGAGCGATCTGTGAAGGATCTCGTCGGTGCCATGACCGAGGCGGCGCAGTACGAGGACGACCCCGTTGAGGGCAAGGGCCTCTACGCCAAGGTCAAGTTCCGGGAGTCTGTGCGTGAGGACGTGGAGTTCTACGCGGAGACCGCAGGGATGTCCATCCGGGCCATCGGTATCACCGATGAGAGCCCGGCCACTGGAGAGCTGATCGTCACCGAGCTGGTCGAGGGACTGTCGGTCGATATCGTCACCCATGCGGGTGCAGGAGGGAAGTTGGTCAGCATGGCCGAGAACGCCCGCAAGGGCAACGAGGGCGGGGCCGAGCAGCGGGAGCTGTTCGCCCAGCTCACCGAGAAGGACAAGCAGGGTCTGGCCCGGCTGTTCGAGTCGATCAACGCTCTGTCCGAGCGCTTCGACAAGCTGGAGGAGCAGGCCAAGAAGCACGAGCAGCAGGTGAAGGAGGACAACACCCTCACCGCCGCCCAGATCATCGCGAAGCTGGACGAGTCCGAGCTGCCCGCCGTGGCCCGCAAGCGCCTGGCCGAGAGCTACAAGCCCGGCGACGACTTCGACGCGGCCATCGCCGCCGAGGTCGAGTACTTCAAGCAGGTGCAGGAGTCGGTCAAGCCCGAGGACAAGGGCCACGAGACCAACACCGGTACCGGCAACGTGCGCGAGTCGGCTCCGACCGGCACCGACGCCTACAAGGACGCCTTCGCGGCGATGGGCTGGGGGAAGAACTAAGCCATGGCGCTGAACGAGATCTTCAAGGAAGCCGACTACCTCTCCCTGCCGGTGCCCGTGGGCACCCGAAGCGGTGACCCCGTGCTGGTGGGAGACCTGGTCGGCGTCGCCCAGACCGACGAGGGCGACAACAGCTACACCACCACTCCCGTCCGTCGCGCCCTGGGCGACCCGGCGTGGAACACCGTGCCCGGTTCGACCGGCGGCAACGAGGAGGGCTACGCCAGCGTCGCCCTGAAGGGTGCGTTCGCCTTCGAGATCGACGGTGGTGACGCGCTGACGCACGGCACCGCCGTGGGGATCAGCGAGGGCACCGGCCCGGACGGGCGCAACGTTCTGGTCACCGGGGCCGGTACCGCTCGGTTCGGCCACGTGGTCGGACACACCAGCGACGGCCGCGTGGTCGTCCGTATCGCCAACCCGGCGGCGTAGGAGAGGACTCGATGTACAAGATCAACACGCCCGTCGAGCTGGCGCAGAAGCTGGCCGAGGCGTACAAGGGCGGGTTCATGGCCCGCGCGCAGCTCAAGGAGGCGCTGTCCACCTCGGACATGCCCGAGCTGTTCCGCGTCATGACCCAGTACGCGGTCATGGGCGAATACCAGCAGATCCAGCCGCAGTGGCGCGAGTTCTCCACCCCGTGGCAGGTCTCCGACTTCCGGCCCCAGCGCTTCATGCGGTGGGAATCGGACATGTCGCAGATGGTCAACTCCAACGGTGGTTTCGAGCGCCACAGCCTGGCGCTGCCCCGCATCCCCGAGCTGACCGAGTACCCGACCTTCTCGCTGGAAGCCGAGGAGGAGCTGTTCGGGATCAACAAGTACGGTGGTCGCTACGCCTTCAGCTTCGAGGCGTTCCTGAACGACGAGTACCAGATCATCCAGTCCCTCCCGGGCGAGATGGCCAACTCGGCGCGCGACACCGAGGACGTCCTGACCACGGGCGTGCTCGCGGGTGAGAACGGCCCCAACCCGGCCTTCTTCAACACCGGCTGGGACTTCGGTCCCCGGGCTCCCCAGGGCAACATCTTCCCGGACAACCCCCCGCTGACCCTGGACAACCTCCAGGCGGCGGTGAACCTGGTCGCGCAGCGGACCACCGGCAACGGTACCCGTCCCGTGCGTGTGCGCACGTTCGTCCTGGTCGTGCCTCCGTCCCTGGAGCTGACCGCGAACACCATCCTCGCCCAGGCCAACATCATCCGGCGCACGCCGGACGGTAGCGGCGGCGAGCTGGAGACCACGATGGCCAACCCGCTGCGCGGGCGTGTGCGTGTGGTGGTCAACGAGTGGCTGCCCATCCTGGACACCTCCGTCAACAGCGCCACCACCTGGTACCTGCTCCCGGACGGTGCGGCCTCGGCGGGCAACCGTCGCCCGGCCATCATCACCACCTTCATGTCCGGCCGCGAGGCCCCCGAGCTGCGGATCTCCGGTGACACCGGCCGCTACATCGGCGGCGGCGAGGTCCCGGGCACCGAGGGCTCGTTCCTCAACGATGACGTGCAGTACCGCGTCCGCCACATCACCGGCGCGGCCGGTGTGGACCCGACCGGCACCCTGGTGTCGAACGGTTCCGGCGAGGGCGAGCTGAGCTAGCAGAAGGGAGGGCGAGGCGTGACTGTTCAGCAGGTGCGGGACCTGATCCCGGACATCGAAGAGATCGACTGGGAAGACGACGGCTCGCTCTCCCACCTGTTTACCGACAGCCAGATCGAGACGTATCTGGCGGTCAACGACGGCAACGTCAAGCGTGCGGCAGCCCAGGCGTGCCGCGCGCTGGCGGTGTCCGAGGCACTGATCTCCAAGGTCATCAAGACCGAGGACCTTCAGACCGATGGCGCGAAGGTGGCCAACGCCCTGCTGGGTGTGGCACGGGACCTGGAGCAGTCGGCCGACCGAGACGACGAGCGCGAGGACAACAGTGCCTTCGACGTGATCCCCTTCTACCCCCGCCCGCCCATCTACTGGCCGAGGTGAGCATGGCTCTCAACGCGCGCAGAGCACTAGACCCTCGATGGCTGACGCATCATCGGCGTGTCGCCAAGGGCTTCATGCTGCGCGAGATCCAGATTTGGGTGCAGGATGCTCCGGCTGCCGGATGGGACCCGGCTACCAATGAGCTGATCGGTGGTACCCGGTCGATGATCTGGGACGGCCGGGCGCGTGTGCAGGGCAACAAGGACTGGCGAGCCCGTTCGGTTCTGGCGGCCGGTGACCCGCAGATGGTCCACTACGTGCGTGTGCAGATTCCCTTCGGGCCGGACAACCCAGTCCCGCACATCCCGGTGGACGCCATCATCGAGGTACAGCCTGCCGACCCGGACAGCAACTGGCAGCACGACGACGACCTCGGCGCGTACACCTTGCGTGTGCGTAACACGGTCAACAACTCCAACCCGTGGCTGCGCAACCTGCTCTGCGGCGTGGATGTGAGCGAGGCGTCTGTCGATGGCTGACTTCCGGTGGCACCACACGTACCGGCCCAAGAGCAGTAGGCGTTTCACCTATGACGACGGGGAGACGAGCCTGGCCCTGTGGGCCACGGACCAGATCAACCTGAAGTACGACGAGATCGTGGAGTTCTTCGGGATCGAGATGCTGACCGCACGCGAGAAGGTGCGTGCCCTCTCCCGTGTGGACACAGGACGGATGCGCTCGGAGGTAGAGTCCTACCGATTCTCCTCGCTGTCTCTGGTCGGCATCGAGTTCGGCTGGGGCGAGGGTAACCCGCACTACGCGCCGTACCAGGAGTTCGGTGTCCCCTCGCATAACATCAAGCCGATGCGCGCTGTGCAGCAGACCTACCACGAGGTCTGGGGCAGGACACGGACGGAGGTGGGTCAGTAGTGGCCAACCTGCGTGATTGGCAGAAGGCGATCCTCACGCGCCTGTATGAACTTCTCCCTCCCGAACAAGTCCACGAGGAGGGAGTGCCCGATGAGGCGGAGCTTCCGATGTACGACTCCCGAAGGGTGAAGCCGTACGTCGTCGCCTGGTGGGGGCAACGAGTGGATGGGGGCCTCGGCTTCAATTCACTCAGTGGTGTGCGCACAAACGCACACACGGTACCGTTTATCTTGCAGATCTGTGGTCCCACAGGTCCAGCAGTCAGGGATCTGGCCGAGGCTGTCAGTGACCTGTTGCTCGGGTTCAGACCTCTGGGCGAGGGAGAGCTGCGGGAGGACGGTGCTGGGACGATCCGGCAGCCTCTGGACATGTCGGGTGTCAACAGTCGATACCAGGTGCCCGTGGGATACAGCGGCACCGTAGACGTATAGAAGGAGGGCCACATGGCCGGAGAAGTCAAGATGCTGCCGCCCAACATCCGGGTGGACTGGATTCCGGTGACGGCGGTGGAGCCGGGCATCGAGGACGTGAACGCGCCCACCGCCGAGGAGCTGAACGCGGGCGAGAACATCACCTGCGCCATCACCTCCCCGGACTACACCCTCGGCTGGACCGAGCGGGACACGGACGACACCAAGTCCCTGTGCGACGACTCCAACGTCATGAACCCGATCTACAAGAACTACGAGGGCAACCTTACGTTCTTCCGTGACCGGGACAGCACGAACGCTCTGTCGGCGTACAACATCGCCTACGAGCTGTTCAAGACGCCGCTCCAGCAGGGCTACCTGGTCGAGCGTGTCGGCAAGCCGTTCGATGAGCCGTACGTGGACGGCGACGAGGTCTCGGTCTTCCTGTTCCTGAGCGGTGACCCCCGGACCCTGCACGAGGACGGTGTGCCGATCCGGATGCAGGTCCCGTTCTACGCCCAGGGCCGGTCCTCGGAGGGCATCGTCACCGTGGGCGGCGAGATCTCCTAGACTGGGACCCAGCCACAACAGCGGGGTGTGCGCGAACTCCCGTGTCGTTCGCGCACACCCTCTTGACACGGGTGACACGGAAGGAAGAGGACGAGCATGAGCGAGAACGAGAGCGGCCAGCTCACCGAGAAGCAGGTCGAAGAGCTGGAGAGCCTGAACCCGGACACCTTCGACCTGGACGAGTTCCTGGACCGTAAGTGGAACTTCCCCGCCTTCAGCGCCACCGTCTACCTGGACGGTGAGAAGGCCGGGCAGATCAACGAACTGGACAAGGACATCAAGCAGCTCCAGAAGGTGATCGAGGACAAGCAGAAGTCCAGCGGTCAGTCGGGCGTCGGCTCTCTCGGCGGGAGCTACGTCAGCACCCAGGAGGAAGAGGACCGCCTGGCTGACCTGCGCGCCGAGCGTGAGGAACTGGCCGAGGAGTTCCGCACCAGCTCGCTCAAGTTCGTCTTCAAGCTGTCCGAGCCGTCCGAGGACGTACACAAGCGGGCCACCGAGGCAACCAAGAAGAAGTTCCCCCAGGTCAAGGACCTGGACAAGGACAACGAGGCCGCGACCTACCGGGGTAAGTGCCTCATGCAGGCCACCATTCACGGCATCTACAACCACACGGGTGCTCGCTTCGGTGGTGAGCTGACGGTGGAGAAGCTGGACAAGCTCTACGCCCGGCTGGTGCCGAGCGAGCGCGGCAAGCTGGAAACCAACATGGTGCTGGCCATCTCGGGCGGTAACGTGATGCAGCGCGCGGCCGATGCCGGGTTTCCTGGCTGAGGTCCTGTCCAAGCCGCACAACCGCAACTTCCTCACTGCGGTGAAGACGGCGAGGTCCTGGAAGGTCCCTCCCCGGACGATGGTCTACGGTGACCAGCCCGGGGAGTGGACCCGAGAGGACGTACTGCTGGCCAACGCCCTGACTGTGCTGGAGAATGAGACGTGCCGCGAATGCGGCACACCTGCCTGGTGGGGCTACAGTACGGACAACCGCATCCTGTTCAAGACCGAGACCAGCCACTGCTACGGCTGTGAGGCACTGGAGAAGGAGCGGGACAAGAAGAGCAAGGACAAGAGCTACAAGGGCTATGGCGATACGCTGTACGCGGTGCCCTACAACTTCGTAGCCACCGACTCTCTGCCGACGAGGCGGGAGTCATACGAGAGCCGGAGGCAGTAGATGGCAGCGGGCTTCGAGGCCAAGGCGCGTATCACCGTCGATACCAGCCAGCTCGTCAGCGCCTCGCGTGAAGCTGCCCGCTCCATCGGTACACTCACGGCGGCCAGTCGGGAAGCCTCCGCCTCGCTCACCACGATGGAGCGCGCGGGCCGCAGTGCTGCACAGTCGCTGCGGCCCTTCGTCTCCATGATGCAGTCGGCGGCCAACGACTCGCGGAACACGGCCAGCGCCAACCAGCAGCTCTCCCAGGGCCTGCGGGAGAACGCGCAGGCGTTCAGCACGGCGGCCAACGCCTCGCAGTCCTTCTCTCAGACGCAGGTCATGACGGCCGGGTCCATCCGCCGCATGGCCCGAGAGATCGTGGACACCGACAACCGGCTGGAACAGATCCGCCGGGCGATGGACGTGGGCGCGGACGCCAGCGGTGAGCTGGACAACTCCTACCGTGTGCTCCGTCAGCGGCTCCAGGAGCTGCGCCAGGCGTACGACGCGCTGGACACCGAGCAGCGGGAAGCTGTCCGTGGCCAGATGAACCTCATCACCGCACAGCGTGATGCCAGCCAGGCGGCCAGGGACGCCGACGCGGCTGTGCGTGACCTGAACAAGCAGCGGATGGAGCAGGTTCGCATCGCGGTGCGCGCTGCCCAGGAGGAGGCCAAGGCCGCCGCCGCTGCCGACCGTGCCGCTCAGAAGCAGCGCGAGGTCGCACAGTCGGCGCAGCAGGCTGCGCAGGCACAGACGGCGCTCGGCCGGGCGGCCTCGGCCATGGCCGATGGTATGGACCAGGGCGCTCGCTCGGCCGGTGGTCTCGACGGCTCTCTGTGGGCACTGCGATCCTCGGTCGGTGAGATCGAGGGCATGCTGTTCAGCCTCCAGAACACCGCCATTCAGGTCACACAGGCGATGTGGACGAACTTCTCCACGCAGGAGATGGCCATCGCCCAGATCAGCCGTGTGTCCCAGGCCACGGTCACTGAGCTGGACGAGATCGTCGGCTCTGTGCGACAGATGTCGCGCGAGATCCCCATCGCCTTCGATGAGCTGGGCCGCATCGCCATGCTCGGCTCCCAGGTCGGCGTTGCCGACGAGGCACTGGTGGACTTCACCGAGACCGTGGCCTTGTTCTCGGCCACTTCCGAGGTCAGCGCCGAAGACACTTCAACGCTGCTGGCCCGTATCATGCAGCTCGCTGGGGTGGATGATTCCCAGGTCATGAACCTCGGCGCGGCCGTGGCCTACCTGGGCTCGAACTCGGCGGCCACGGATGCCGAGATCTTGACCACCATCGAGTCCATCGCGACCATCGGTAACCAGGCCGGGCTGAGTGAGACGGCGATCATCGGCCTCGGTGGCGCGATGGCCTCCTTGCGCATCCGGCCCGAGCTGGCCCGAGGCGCAATGCAGCGTGTCTTCAACCAGCTCGAACAGGGCGCTCGTGGTAGCGGCAACGAGATGGAGCGGTTGAGCGAGATCACGCAGATGAACCAGGACGCACTGGTGGGTCTGCTGGAGGAGGGCGAGAACAGCGACCAGTTCTTCTTCACGATCATCGAGGGCCTGAACCGGATGCACGAGGAGGGCACCAACCTGGTGCCTGTGCTCCGTGAGATGGGCATCATCAACACCCGTGACGTGGACGTACTCGCACGACTGGCGGCCAACTGGGACGTGCTGCGCAAGTCGGTGGGCGACGCCAACACGGCGTTCAGCGAGGGCACCTACCTGTACGAGGAGTCGGATCGGATCTTCAACACGCTCACGGCGCGTGTGCAGATCATGACCAACGCCTGGCAGGAGTTCATGTTCAACGCCTTCGAGGCGGTGGCCCCCTTCGTCACCAAGCTCGTGGAGGCGACTACGGCGGCCCTGCGGTTCGCTGACTCCATTGGAGCAGCCCCAGTGGTGGGCTTCGCTGCTCTGGCCCTGGCCGGTGCCGCAGCGCTCGGCACGCTGGGCATCGCGGCCACGACGGTGACCCGGGGAATCCTGGCCCTGCGTACCGCTCAGATCGCCGTACAGCGGTCGATGATGGCTACCACGACCACGACCGTAGCCAACACCGCAGCGACCGCAGCGAGCGCCACAGCGCAGCGCGGACTGGCTGCCTCTACCGCCGCCACCGCTGCGGCCATGCGGGCGGCCGTGGCCGCATCTCCGCTGGCGTGGCTGGCCGGACTCGCCGCCGCTGTCGTGGGTGTGCAGGCTGCCTTCGATGCCTTCGGGGACAGTACGAACTACGCCCGCGAGCGCTTGATCGAGGCCAACCGGACGCACATCGAGGCAGCCGGTGGTCTGAGTAGTCTCCAGGACGCCATCAAGGATGACACCGAAGCCTGGCGCGAGGCGCAGGTGGCCGCCGGACAGCACCTGGACGCACTAGACGCGAACACCAGTGCGTACTCTCGTGCTGCCCAGGAGCTGATCGAGTACTCCGCCTTCCGCACCATGTCCGCTGCGGAGGGTATCCAGGCGGCCAACGACGAGAAGGACGCGGCTCAGGAACTGGAGCGCGCACAGCGAGGTGTGGCCGGTGCGCTGACGGAGATCGGCACCAGCACCAGCGACGCCACTGCCGGTCTGGGAGATGTGGGCTCGGCTGCCGGTGAGAGCCGTGGCCAGGTCAACAGCATGTTCGAGGCCAACGAGAACCTGCGCCAGTCGATGGAGGACTCGACCACTTCCTACGACGACGCGCGAGTTGCGCTCGGGCTGATGTCCTATGAGTGGGGCGCGGCCGTGGTCAACTCGGCCCTCCTGGAGACGAGCAGCTACAACAGCGCCGAAGCCCTGCGGGAGATGCAGGAGGCGGGCGTGGACATGGGCCGTGCCCTGGCGCTGGAGATGAGCGAGGCCGGGGCCGGGGCCGACTACCTCAACGACCGGGCCGACGAGCTGTTCATGACCATGAACCCGTTCGAGAAGCTGTGGTCGGGCTTGGCCTACTGGCTGAACAAGCTGTCTGGCGGCTTCATCGACCTGCGCACACAGACCGGCACCGTCGTGGACGACATCCGGGACCTGGCCAGCGCCACCGAGTCCATCAGTGCGGCGGCCGAGTCGGCGGTGGAGTCCGAAGAGATCCTGCTCCAGACCACGTTCGAGCTGGCAGATGGCACACAGGTCGCTGCCTCCGAGCTGGCCAACATGGACGCCGAGGCTCTGATCCTGGAGGACACCATCTCCGGGCTGGGCATCACGGTCGAGCAGCTTCGTGAGGGGTTCGCGTCCTTCATCGACCCCCTGGAGCTGTGGAACACCACGCAGCAGGAGGCGCAGGCCGCAGCCGAGAACACCAACCTCAGCCTGTTGGAGATGGAGGGCGGCTTCGAGTCCTACCTGACCAAGATGGAGGAGGCCGCCGCGTCCCAGATGAACTGGGCGCAGAACCTGCTCCAGTTGGCGGCCGATGGCGTGCCTGCCGAGGTCATCGCGGGCCTCACCGAGATGGGTGTGCAGGGTGCGGACATCGTCCAGGGCCTGGTGGATGCCTCGGACGAGGACGTAGCCCGCTTCGTCACCTCGTGGCAGATGGGTGGCGGGGCGATTCTCGACAGCTTCTCCATCGTGTTCAGTGAGTTCATGGTCCAGGCGGCGATGGCCGGTGACCAGGGCGGTATCGACTTCGTCAACAACCTGCTGGAGCAGGTCGGCACAGGCGAAATCTCCATGACCGAGGCTGTGGACCGCATGACCACCTACGCCGCAGAGGAGTTCGACAACGCCGACCCGACCCTGGAGTTCTACGGTGACGCGACCGAGGCCCTGGAGGAGATGAACACTCTCCTGGAGGAGATCCGGGACGCTATCGAGACGGCCAACGCCGAGAGCGTGGTCGAGCCGACCTGGAGCAGCGGCGGGTTCTGGAGTGCGATCACCAGTTGGTGGTCGGGGGTCAAGGACTGGTGGAACCGCAGCGTCGAGCTGAACGTCACCCCCAACGTCAACTCCGGCCTGTACGGTTCGCAGGGCGGCGGCCTGCCCCGCAAGGATGGCGGCTGGGTCAGTGGGCCTGGGGGCACACGCCAGGACAAGATCCACACCATGCTGTCCGACAAGGAGTTCGTGGTCAACGCGCGCTCGGCGCGTGAGTTCGCGCCTCTGCTGGAGTGGATCAACAGCCAGAACGGTGGCGGTGGGGCACAGATGCTCGCCCCGAACTTCGTGCCTGAAGACATCTTCCGACTGCCCCGCCGTTCGTTGCAGTCCATGCGCGATTCGGTTCCGATGGGCGTAAGCCGTAGTCTGTCCACAGTACGGCGGCCGGACACCAGAGGCTGGAGCATGACGATCAACAACCACTTCCCGCAGGCCGAGCCCACGTCCGTGACGGTGAACCGTGGCCTGGCCTACGTGGCGGCCCTGGACGGGGTGGACTGATGCTCGAATACACCATCGAGGGCTTCAACCTGCACCAGCCCGAGCTGGGGTTCTACCTGCTGGAGGGCAGCAGCTACGCCTCGGAGATCTCCCCGCGCCGCGTGAACCTGGAAGTGCCGGGTGTGCATGGGGAGATCCCGCAGTGGAACGACCCGCTCTCCAGCACCAACGTGGTCTTCAACGTGCGTGTGCGAGAGGCGAACCCGGAGAGCCTGCGGCAGAAGTGGCAGTACCTGCGCGCACTCATGCGTACGGGGAACAACAACCCGGTCACAGTACGGCGACTGGAGTCCGGTCAGGTCCTGTCCGCACAGATGCAGTTGCTGTCGATGAGCGAGCCCGACTTCTACTGTGCGGCCGGGATGGTCACGACCACCATCATGCTGCACAACCCCTCGGGGAGATGGTCGGCCATCAACACCACGGAGCAGGAGCTGGCCATTCCCGGCACAGACCAGATCCTGACGGCTGCCGCCGCTTCCAGCGGCCCGATCACCGATGCCCTGGTGCGTGTGCGTGGCCCTGTCTCCAGCATCATGGTGCGCGACAACACCAACGACACCGGGTTTCAGTGGCAACTCAGTCCCACGATCAGCTCGGGCCAGTACCTGCTGGTGGACTGCGGTTCGTTCACGGCCTGGCGCAACACCACCAACGACTGGGAGCAGCGAGGCTCGGACGTCAGCTCTGGGCTGCGCACGATAGGTAACGGTATGCTGAGCCTGGTCTCTCTGCCGTCCTTCGTGGTCGGGAACAACAGCAGTTCCGTCACAGTGTCGGCAGCAGGTACATCGAGCAACACCGAGCTGCACGTGTTGGCCCGGCAGACGCACATCTAGGAGGAACTGTGGCTTTCCAGAACACCCTGTTCAACGTCGCTCTGGACGCGATGGCGGGGGCCATCACGTCGATCTCCCTGCACGAGTCGGACCCCGGCAGCACGGGGGCCAACGAGGTGTCCGGCGGAGCCTACGCCCGACAGACGCCGTCCTGGGGTGCGGCGACGGCCGGGGCCGTGGCCATCGACACCCCGGCCCAGTTCGACATCCCCGGCGGCAGCACCGTGGCCTACGTGGGTCTGTGGAGCGCTGGTCCGCAGTGGGAGGGGTCCATCATCCTGGACAACTCCGAGGTCTACGCTGGTGACGGCACCTTCACCCTGACCCAGCTCTCCATCACCGCGTCCAACGCCTAGTCCTAGGAGGCTGCCGTGGCAATCACGGTCCGTAACAGCCTCTCCGGGCCTGATGGCACGCAGCCGACGACGGGTTCCATCGCCGCTTCGGGCACGCCAGCCACTGCCTTGGAGAGTCCGGCGTCGCTGGTCTACGACGACACCTACTCCTTCAACGGCCTGACCTCGATCAACTTCCGATCGAGCTACGCCCGGGACGATACGGGTCGGATCACCTTCCCGTTGCCCCCGGGCACCTGGTCTGTGCGCTTCTACGTACGGCCGTTGCCGTTGACTAACCCGTTCGACATCAACGACTACCGCCACCTGTTCACGTTCGGTTCGTTCACGATCGTGATGCGGGAGTCCTCGGCGCGCAACATCGTGTCCAGACTCCAGCATGAGGACCTGGCGGCAGCCAACGTGGTGGGCGTCGAGACGGGCAACTCGGTCAACTTCAACCAGCTTCTGCGGTACGAGATCACCTACGACGGGGACCGTGCGGTTACCTGTCGGGTCTACGCCGGGAACTCCACCACGGGATTCCGGCAGAACGCCTTCGATCTCAACACCTCGGCCACTGAGTTCACGCTGTCCGGATACCGCTGGTACAAGTACCAGACGCTGCGGTTGGGGGACAACGACGCCAACACGGGCGGTCGGGTCACTCCCTACCAGGAGAAGCTGCTCGTCTGGAACCCCAACATCCTGCCCAACTTCGGTGCGGATGGTGACTACGGCGGCGAGACGCGGGACGCCACCGTTGCTTTCCAGCAGGCATACGACCTGCTGGTGGACGGTGAAGCCGGTCCCGAGGTCCAGAGTGCCCTGGATCTGGTGGTGGCCCGCACCAACAACCCGGGCTTCTACCCCGTACCCATCCGCATCGGCGGAGTGGCTGTGGCGGACACGGGCACCTACATCGGCCCGATGACTGCTGTGGAGGGGCAGGGCTCGGCGGGCCTGTCCTTCGCCGCAGACACAGCAGAACACAAGGGCAGCGCCGTACTGCTCAACGCCCCTGTGCTCTTCGATACGCAGACGGGTGTCCTGCTCGACCGCAGTGGTTCCGGCACGGGAGCTGTGGTCTTCGAGGGGCAGGAGACGCACACCCACGACGTGGCCGGGAGCGCCGAAGGGGGTGTGCTCTTCGACGGCCAGGCCGCAGGCACCAAGGACGTCGAGACGGCGGCCGAGGGGGGTGTGCTCTTCACGGGGCACGCCCACGGCGAGGACACGACCGGCGGTGTGGCCGATGGTTCGTTCATCGTCGGTGGTCAGGTAGTCGGTACGAGCACCCGCAGCGACGCTGTGAGCGGCGCTGTGGCTTTCGCAGCCACTGGGATGGGGGAACGGGCCTCGGAAGGCTCTGCGCTCGCCTCCGTGGCGTACAGCGGCCTCCTCCAGTGGCAGCGCACCAGCTCGGGTGCAGGCTCCGAAGCCATCACGGTGGCTGGGGCCTCGGCCGGGCACCGGGGAAGCCTCGATGCGGCCTCCGCAGGGATCGTCTTCGGCGGTTCCGCTGCGGGAACGTCCGGCAGCGCGCGGTCGATCAACGCTGAGGTGGTCTTCGAGGGCGGTGGCCAGGGTGCGGCGGCGCGTGAGGGGTCCGCCGATGGTGTGGTGACCTTCCTGGGTGAGGGCGTGGCCACCAAGCACACCGAGGACCAGGGTTCGGCGGCCGTGGTGTTCGGTGGCAGCGCCTCGGGCAGCTCCGAGACCATCCTGCCGGACATCGTGCGCACCGGTCTGCGCTACCGACTGATCGCCTACGCCCCGGACGGCGAGCGGTTGGGGCAGTTGCCCATGCCGCTGAGCTGGAACGCCGGGATGCCGCTCAACGACCTGCCGTCGCTGGCTCTGGACTACCCGGACCATGTGGCCGGGGCCTCCTACCTCGACACCGTGTGCGAGGTGGCGCTGGAGCTGGCCCCGCTGGACGACCCCAACTACGTGGAGCCGCCGAACTGCCGCTTCCTGAACCTGCGCGAGCAGTCGGACCCCACCGACCGTACGGGGATCGTGCGCTACTCCATGCCGCACTACGGATGGATGCTGCGCAAGGTCCGCAACATGAACACGGCGTCGTTCAACGAGGAGGGCAAGCGCCCCTTCGCCGCCGCCACGCCGGGCTTCATCCTGCGCACGTTCATTCAGGAGGCCAAGGCCCGAGACAACATCCCGGGCCTGGACTTCGACTTCACGGACACGCGCGACTCGGCCGGACAGCCCTGGTCGATGAACCTCACGCTCATGTTCGATGCCGGGCAGGACCTGTGGTCCATCCTGGACGCCTTGAGCAACCAGGGTGTGTTCGACTGGCGGTTCAACAAGCGCACACTCCAGGTCTACAACCTGGACACGGTGCTGGACGCGGACCGTACTGAGGAAGTCACGCTGCACATGCAGCGGGACTTGCTGGCCGCACCCAACGACGGTACGTGGGAGGCCCTGGCCTCGCGCATCTTCGTCATGGGTGACGGCGCGCGGGCCACGGTGACCAACCTGTCGTCCTTCCAGCCCTGGGGTGTGTGGGAGGAGGCCATGAACCAGAGCGGCGTGACCGACTCGGGCACGCTCATCGCTCTGGCCCAGGCCCGGCTCTCCCAGACCACCGGTCGGCGCGTGCAGATGACGCGGGAGATCGCCTTCCCGACCACGCTGTACCTGCCGCTGATCCACTACTTCCCGGGCGATCACATCACCGCGCCGGGCGAGGACGGCACCAACCAGAACCTGCGTGTGCGTCAGATCACGCTGACCTCGGACCAGAGCCAGGGCGTCACCGGCAACCTGGTGCTCAATGACCGGTTCATCGAGCGTGACCTGCGCAGACAGCGCACCCTGGACTCTCTGACCACCAGTACCGGCACCCCTGGCGGCGGCGGTGGCCAGCCTAGCGAGGACACGCGCACTCCCGCTGTACCGCAGGGGCTGGTCTTGTCCTCGGACACCTACATCGACAACCGAGGGGAGGCCATCGGACAGATCAGCGTGGGCTGGCTGCCGGTGACCGAAGCCACCAACGGCACGGACATGGACATCCGTCGCTACGAGGTGTGGATTCGCCATGCAGTGGCATCTGGCGTGTGGCAGCTTGCCACAGTGGTGGACCACCCTGACACACAGGCGTTCCTGTCGCCCTTCGACGTGGACGAGCTGTATGACGTGCGTGTGCGCGCTGTTGGACGCAACGAACGGCGTGGTGCCTTCACTCCGACGCAGACGATCCTCATCGACCCGGACGAGGAACCGCCGCCGCCGCCCACTGACCCAGTACTGAGCACACGACTGGGCGTCATCCAGGCGTACTGGGACGGGCAGGGTGCGGGTCCGATCCCCATGCCCCTGGACTTCGACCACGTCCAGGTGTGGATGAGCGCCGACCCGGTCAACGACTTCGAGCGCATCGACACCCTCTACCGAGAGGGCTCGTCCGTGGTGCCGAACCAGCCCTACGGTGAGCTGCGCTACTTCTACTTCGTGGCCGTGGACCGCTCGGGCAATGAGTCCGAGCCCTCGGGTGTGCAGTCGATCGCCACTGACCAGCTCGTGGCCACGGATGTCTCGCCCGGTTCCATCGGCTATGAGCTGCTGGAAGAGGGTGCGGTCCGTGACGATATCCTGGCCGACGATGCGGTACGCAACCGACACATCGCTGCTGGCCAGATCACGGGTGACAAGGTCCGTGCCTACTCCATCACGGCCGACCGGATCGCTGTTGGCAACACCAAGAACCTGCTCACCGACCCGAACATGCAGGACGCCGACCTGCGTGCGCTGCGCCGGTCCATCAGCGAGGCAGGCTCAGACGCCCAGTGGAACTCGCACACCACGCCCACAGGTGAGAATGGCATCAGCCTGCCCTACTCCGTGGGTGACGGTACGTATCGGTACTACTACATCCAGAGCGTGGATGCGGAGTCCCTGAATGACCCGCACGCAGGTATCCAGGTGGATCAGGACCTGGGTCGCTTCATCTTCCGTGCCCAGGTCAGCTCTTCTGGTCAGCCTGCGGGCAGCTCGGTCACGGTCGCTGGGTTCGTGCGCTTCCTGAACGTCAACGGCAACCTGATCGAGCAGCCAAGCAGCACTCCGAACTTGGTCTTCGCAGGTAACGGTTCGTCCCAGGTGATCTCGACCAACGGAGCAGCGATTCCCGAGGGTGCCTTCTCGGCCATCGTGTACTTCCGGGTTGTGCTCAGTGGGATGCCCGTCGATGCTGGTGGCCTACTGACCGTTATCAAGCCCTTCGCGGCCACGACCAACGGTCAGGTTCTGATCGAGGATGGCGCGATCAGCGCCAACAAGATCCAGGCCAACGCTGTCACGGCCGACAAGATCAACGCCGGGGCGATCACCGCCGAGCACATCCAGGCCAACGCCATTCAGACGTCGCAGCTCGACGCCGACGCCATCACCTCGAAGCACACCATCACGGGTGCGACGATCCAGACGTTGTCCTCGGCCAACCGTGGCGTGAAGATGACGTCCTCGGGTCTGTTCGCCTACGACATCAACGGCAACGAGACCTTCAGCGTCTCGTCCTTCTCAGGCAACGTGGTGACGACTGGTACGTACCGGTCGGGTCTGAGTGGTCAGAACCGTATCGTCATCTCGGACACGGCCACCTGGGCTTCCAACCCGGGTCTGACCATGTACTCGGGGTACTCAGGAGCGCGCGATTCCTCATTGTTCCTCACCGTACCCAACGACGGCTCAGGCTTCGGAGACTTCTCGGTCGCACTTACCGGGTCGGAGGCTACTCGAAACAACTCCGGGCGCACTGACCTGGTCTTGGCCCACGGTAACGGTGGTGGAGCATACCTGCGGTACCAGTTCGGCAGCTATGGTGCCATCGGTATCGAGTTCTCGACGTGGAACATGTTCATCCGGGGCCGGATCACCAGTGGTCAGGGATCTCGTGACACCATCATCTGGGGACAGAGCGGCAGCACCAGCTCGGGTACGACCAACTGGGAGTTCCCGTACGGCTCGAACTCCCCGAACGGGGACCGGCTGGTTATGGCCACCGGCTACGGTAACAACTCACTGGGCCGTGAGGTCAACGCCACCGTGACCACACAGAACACCGGCAACTTCTACGCTGTGAGCAGCAGCAGCGGCAGCCACCGCCTTCAGTATGTAGCCTTCTGGGTGGACCAGAACATCTAACGAGGGGGGACGATGGCGCTCTACACCCGGGTCGAGTTCGTAGAACAGCGTGTGGAAGGCAGGAACGTACTCGACCGCATCATCATGCGCAACGACGAGGGCAGTGCGTTCACGCCGGATGGCCAGCCACTGCACTGGGTTCGTGAGATCCCAGTCCAGGCTCTGGGCAACCGCACTGAGGTATTCGGTCTGACCGGCAACACTCAGGCGCTGGAGTACATCGGTCGTGCTCTTCAGGACCCCGAAGCCGATGACTTCGCTGCGCGCACTGTGTACCCGGCCTACACCGATTTCGTACAGGCAGAGTGCAGGGCTGTGCTCAACGGGGCGCAGCCTCTGCCTCGCGGTAACAGCCCCCGGGCACAGGCCCGGACGCTCATGGCCGTGGACAACGCCGTTCCGTCACTTCCCACAGAGAGCCTGGACAAGGCGCGGGCTGTGGCCAAGGACCGTGTGCGCCTCTCCTCTACCGCCGCTGGTCGCTCGATGCTGGCAACGTTTTCAGCACCGGTAGAGCACCCTGCTGCCGCTGCACTGAACTGTACGGACGAGGTTCTTCAGCAGGTTCTGACGGCTGCCGACAAGGTTGCTGACATCATCGAAGCCTTCCGCCTTGACACCGTTTTCAACGCTGCTCCGTTCTTCCAGGAGGCGTTGATGAACGGTTCTACCAACAGTTAGGGTGTATTTGTACGTATTCGCAGGGGGACGGCCATGAAAACCAATAACCAGTCGGGCACGCAAGTCGATGCGATGATGGTCATCGAACAGTTGAGGGAACAGCTTTCTCAGGTCCAGTACGATCTCGCCATCGCACACGCCCGGCTGGCTCAGTACCAGACACGGGAGACCCATGACCTCGCAGAGCCCGTCCGCAGCGATGATTGAGGCCAAACACCTGACCGACAGGTTGGCCAACCTCCACAAGGACCTCGTGGAGATGCGCAAGGAGGTTCGGGACAGCCTGAACCAACGCGTCACGCACGCGGAGATCGGAGCCTTCACCCAGCTCATGGATCTTCGGCTGAAGAACATCGAGAAGCTGGTCGATGACCTCGAAGAGGACTTCAAGGATCGTGCGAACCGCATCGAGCAGGCGCACAAGGAGGATGTGGACGGCCGCAAGAAGATCATCTATCTCCTCCTGGCGGCCTTCTTTACGGCGATCGGTACCATCATCGTCCAGGCCATCATGTAGGAGAGACATGGAAGAGAAGCAGGAGCCGGAGGTCGTGGCCGTCACGGCTTCCGAAGAGGGGGACTGGCTGTCCGAGAAGTCAGCGCAGATCGCGCGCAGGCGCGCGGACTACCAGAGCGTCGATACCGTGTGCGACGCCTGCCAGTAGGAGGATTCATGGCACTACCGGAGAACTTCATCAGGAGGGATGACCTGGGCTGGGGTCTGACTGGCGCGTCCTACGCCAATCTGACCCAGGGCCTGGTCATCCACTACGACAGCGGCAACCTGGGCTTGGCCAACAAGCCGCACAGCGCGTGCATCGAGTACTGGCACAACACCCGTCGCTTCCACATGGGCTCGGCGCGAGGCTGGGCGGACGTGGGCTACTCGTTCATGAGTTGCCCTCACGACTACATCCTCGAAGGCCGAGGGATCGACCGCCAGCAGGCGGCTCAGCCTGGCGGGAACGCCTCGCACTACTCGGTGACGCTGGCCACTGGTCCCGACGAGGAGATCCCGGACGCCCAGATCAACTCGGTGCGGCGGCTGCGCAAGTGGCTGATCGAGGACCACAACAACCACCCGCGTGTGCTCGGGCACAGGGACTTCATCTCGACGTCCTGCCCTGGTGACAAGGCGTACGCACTCGTCAAGAACGGGACCTTCGCACAGGAGCCCGGCGCTATCTCGGAGGTAAGCGACATGCTCGGACTCAAGAAGGGCGACAGCGGCAACGCCGTCAAGCTTCTCCAGCTCAAGCTCAAGAACATCGGTGGGGAGGTGGCCAAGGCGCTGCTCTACCCCGGCGGTCCCGTGGACGGCGTGGACAGCGACTACGGCGACGCCACCGCCGAGGCCGTGCGGCTGGCCCGCAAGAGCGTCGGGAGTGCGGCCAAGGCTGGCTGGGGCGACACCATGACCCCGGACGCCTGCGAGCAGGTGGACCGCGCCTACAACCGCACCCAGACGCGCAAGGTCATCGAGGACATGAACCTCGGTGGGGGCAGCGGAGATGGCTCCCTGCCCACGGAGTTCGACGCGACGATCAAGGTGAAGTAGATGACGCATCAGATTCCCGAGCCCCGACGCGAGGGCGACACGTACCGCGAGATCACCGCTCAGAAGGACGCTGCGAACCGAGGATGGCGGACCCTGGGTCAGGCCATCGGCGCGTCCGTCCTGACCTTCCTGGGGGCTGTGGGGGCCGAGCTGGCGGTCCCTGGCTTCAACCTCGACTGGGAGCTGCTGGCGGTCGGCGGTGGCATCGCCATCCTGACGCCGGTCCTGGCCTGGCTCCAGCGCCGGACTGGCAAGTAGAGAACGCAGAGAGCCCCCTCCGCACAGGAGGGGGCTCTTCGCTATCCGAGGACGATCTGCTGGTTCTCCGACGCCCGGGGCAGACGTGCGCGCCTGCACTCGGGGCACCAGATGCTCTGGTCGCTGCGCTTGGTGTTGCTAGCCACGCGCCAACCGTCCGCTCGGGCCAGCCTGCGCGCGTCACCGGCCTCGGAAGCGAACCCCTCCTCGGGCTCGTGGTACCGACCGCAGGTGCCCTCGCACCACAGCACGTACATCCGTTGTACCGGCATCAGAACCTCCTGCTCTCCTCGCCCGCGCAGGCCGGGCAGTTCTTCTGGGGGTTGGCCAGCAGATCGCCACCACGACAGGTGCATACCTGCGTGTGCTCGGGCGTCTTCGGCTGCTCGTTCTCACTGCTCATGATGTCTCCGCCCATGTCTTACCCCAGTTCGCGTCCGTGGCGAAGGGGACCTCGGGGAAGTGCAGGGCCGCACGCCCCTTCAGCTTCCGGTCCAGCAGCTCGGTGGCTCCCTCGATCTCTACCTCGGGAGCGTCGATAGTGATGGCGTCGTGGACCAGGGCCACGATGTGCCAGTCCCAGCCCTTGTCCTCGATCTCGTCCTGTGCGTCGCACGCAGCGAGCAGGTTGATGTCCGAGCTGTTGGTCTGGGGCTTGAAGGACAGGGCCGAGCGCTCGACGTTGCCCGCGTTCCTGCGCGTGATCACCTCGTGCTGGAAGTGGCGGCCGAACCGAGACACCAGGGGTGTGCCGTTGTGGGCGGAGCGGATGATGTCCTCACGCCACGGACCGACCCTGGCCGCATTGGTGAAGAACATGTCGATGATCCGTTGCGCCTCTTCCAGGGAGGACCCGATCTCACCCGCAATAGCCCGAGCACCCCGGCCGAAGTTCAGGCCGTAGATCACACCCTTCAGCTTGGCCCGCAGTTCCTTTTTCGTGGCGTCGTCGGCCTTGGTGAAGTCCACGTTCGGGAAGACGCCGGGCAGCATCTGCGTGAAGATGTCCACGTCAGGGTTGTGGAACAGCTCCAGCAGGTAGGGATCACCAGACTCGGCCGCGATGACCCGCAGCTCGGCCTGACTCATGTCCACCTGCACGAGCAGGCGGCCCGAGCGGTAGGGCACGAACGGCCGCCGGAGCTTCTTCTTGCGCGGGATGTTCTGGATGTTCGGGTTCTCGCTGGACAGGCGTCCCGTCACCGTGCCGTGGATCTTGAACGTGGTGAACAGGCGCGGGCGCTCGTCCTCCATCACGTCGTTGGCCTTGTCGAGCAGGGCCACGACATACGTGCTCAGTTCCTTGGCCACCCCACGCCATGCCAGAAGCTCGGCGGCGAACTCATCACCTCGGTCAGCTCGGGGCTGCATCACCTCCTCAGACGTGCTCGGCAGGCTGACGCCAGCCGTCTCGTACAGCTTGAGGATCTGCTGCCACGAGCCCGGGTTGAACTCGTACGGCTTCTCGACCGGTTCCTTCCACGTCTCCTTGACCTTCTCCCCAGTCTCCGGGTCCTTAGTCGTCTTGCTGCGTGTGCGCATGACCTCGCGGGTGCGAGGAAGCACACGGTGGGCCATCTCGACCAGACGCTTGCGGCGGCGCTCGGCCTCCATGTCGAGCACTTCGGCCAACTCGTTGCGGGTGTAGTCCGGGTCGAACCCGATCCCGTGCGGCTCCCGCTTCTGGAAGAAGCGCGAGGCCCGCATGATCACGTTCTCGAACAGCCAGTTCGCCTTCTCGTCGGCACGGATCAGCGGTTCGAACAGCTTGAACAGCTCCCACCCGTACTGCACGTCGTAGGCGTTGTAGGTGTGCAGGTCCGAGCTGTCGAGCACGGCCAGGTTCTTCTTGTCCCCGGCCGCGTCCCAGTCGTCAGCGCCGAGGTAGCGCACACAGAGCTGCTTCAAGCCGTGCTCACCGCTGGCAGGCTGGAGCACGTAGTGCGCCAGCAGGGTGTCGAAGGCCAGGTTCAGCGAGCGCTCGTCCCCACCCAGGCCGTAGCCGAGGGTGGGGAGGTCGAACTTGCCGTTGTGTGCGATGAGCAGGAAGTCCTGCAACACCTCGATCAGCTCGGGCCAGGGCTGGGTGAGCTGGTCACGCGGAATGACCAGCGTCCCCTGGTGGGGGTTGTGCAGCCCCACGCACAGCAGCTCACGCTGGCTGTGGTGGAGCTTCTTGATGTCCCCCTGCGTCTCGATATCGAGGTAGAGCCGGTCATCGCCCGTCACATGGAGCAGCGACCGAAGCCAGTCGATCGTCTCAGACCTGCTGCTTGACACCCTGTGCGAGCCCGTTGGCAGCGCAGCCCTCGTGCCCGTAGTCACTGCGCGTGCAAGGCCAAGCGAGGCCCGCAAGACGGTGAGAGAATCCGACCTTGTCACCATCTGCGCGCACGAAAGCGTGGGGATCATCGGCACGGAGGGGAGTGTCACCCCAGGTGACAGAGTACCCATCCTCCCCAAAAGGATTAGGCAGGTGGCCTTCCGGCCAGCTTCGGGGGTCAGTGACCCAGACACCAGAGAGATTGGCGGGGGTGATTTCGACCACACCTGCCGCACCGCGTGGCTGAGTACGTCCTTCGCGACCGGGGTCACCGGCTCGCTCGACCACAGCACGATCATCGGTTGCCATCCTCGCCTTCTTCAGCATGTTCGACACGTAGGAGGTCGAGACGCCGATCAGTCGAGCAATGACACCAGTGCTCATCCCACCCTCGTAGGCGAGCCTGATATGCTGGACGCTGTACGCCTCGTTCTCATTCTTTTCGCGGAGTGTGTAGAGCAGGTTGACGAGCTGGGCGGGGTCGAAGGCCCCGCCCATCTTCGTCTGTCCGGTGTTCACCTTGATGCCCAGCCGAGTCAGCATGGAGCGGTGGACACCGAAGATCTGTGCGATGTGGGTGGCCGAGAAGATGCCGTAGGTGGCCAGCTTGCGCATGGCGAACTCGCGCTCTTCCCGAGAGAACTTGGCCGCACGCTCGTAGGTGTTGACCGCGTACTCCAGGTACGCTTCACGCAGCTCGGAGTCGATCTCGAAGCGACTGACCGCGTTGCCCTTGCCGTTACGCACCTTGCGGATCGACACCAGCGGCATGTCTACCACCCCAACTTCCGGATGACTCGTGTCCCTTGAGAGTACTCAATGGAGATGCGATTACCGTACTCCAGGGCCTCGATGATCTCACCGAATTCCTTGGGACGGAAGCGGGAGCGGACCTTGTTGTACGCCTTGGCGTAGGTGACGACCTGGCTGAAGGTGGCCAGAGCCTCCTCCACCTCCTCCTGTCGCTTCGCCCACTCGCTCTCTCGTACCTTACCAGCCAGCAGCAGCAGGTTCTGGAACCAGTCCTCCGCGAACGTGATGGCCTTCAGGACGTGCCGCATCTGGACCTCGTCCTTCTGCTCGGCCATGGCCAGCACACAGGCCACCTTCAACACGCTCTTGGTCAGTCGGTCGGTGGTCGGCTCAACCACGGCGGCCAGGTCGTGTCGCTCAGCCTCGTTGCCCGCGTCCCAGATGAACTGGTTGTAGCGCTGCCAGGCTCGATCCTGCACACCGATGGGCACCTGGCTGCCGGGCTTGGTCATCCCCTCCCAAAACATCCGGGCCTGGGCGATCTCGGCCACGATCTCCTCGTGCTCGATGTCCACCACAGCCGTGAGGGAGGGTGCGCCCGAGCCCGGCTGAACGAACCGCGCGGGCTCGTCCATCTGCTGCATGTACACCGACTCGCGTGTGCGCTTGGGCGGCTCGGCGTACTCGAAGAGGAACCGGGCCAGGAAGCCCGAGCCGAAGTCCCGCAGCTCCAGGACCTCGGTGATGTCCTCGGTGATGCCGGAGAGGAACATGTTGAACGCGGTGCGTGCCGCCTTCGTCTTACCCGAGGTGGCCCGCAGCCGACCGCGCACACGCCCGTCGTACAGTTCCGTGAAGGTCTCCTTCAGGCCGGACATGTAGCCCTTGGCCCCGATCTCACGGAACATGCCGTGGACCTCGTCACGGTTGTACAGCTTGGACCGGCCCGGGTCGTCGGCCAGTTCGATGGTCAGGCCCTCCGCCGTGGCGTCCGAGCCCAGGTCGTACTGGTAGTAGTCGCTCTCCAGCGCCTCGATGGTGTCGAGCATGTAGTTCCTGGCCGTGGACTTCCGGGAGCGGGTGGTACCGCCCAGGATCATGAACCAGAGGTTGAGTCCTCCCATCTTGAAGCGCGTGGCCGGGTAGGCGAAGTCCGAGAACACCGTCGAGAGCACCGTCAGGATGCCCGCGCGCTGGTACCCCTCGGCCGCGTCCGTGCGCGAGCGGCCCCAGGCGATGTAGCGGTCCACGATGGTGTCCATCGGCACCGAGTGCCGTTCCTGTGCGGACAGGAAGTGGGTACCGCCGAGCAGGCTCTGCGTCGAAGCCTTCTGTACCTCGCCGCCGATGACGGGGTGAACGTCGGAGAGGTCGATCTCCATCGCCCGCAGAGTCTCCAGCTCATCGAAGTCCAACTCGGTCTTCGGCGGCTGGTTCTTCGGATCTGCGTACGCCTTCTGGAGTTCCTTCCAGAAGTCCTCCTGCGGACGGCCGTCCTGCTCGTACTTGTTGCAGCCCGCGTTCCAACCCAGGACGAACGCGGCCTCGACGGGCACACCCTGTCGAGACAGCTCGCTCAGGAAGTTCCACATCAGCTCCGAGCGTGTGCGTCCTCGGACGGATTCACCCTTGAGTACGCGCTTCTCGTAGAGGTCGCGCATCTTCGGGCTGCCGCTCAGGTACCGCTCGGCACGCTCCCGGTCAGGAAGCTGCTGGGGGTCGGGCATCGGAAGTTGCGGTACTTCCGAGTTCTTGACCTGCACCGGAGGGTAGATCTCGTGGATGTTGGCCAGGGTGGTGAAGCTGTGGCTATTGAGCACACAGGTCACCGTCCACGGCGCGTCCAGGTGGGGCTTGTTGTTCGTAGTGCCCGGGATGCGCAAGAGCTGGCCGATGTCCCAGCCGCCCGTGTCACAGCCGTCGATGGCGTGTGCGTGTGCGATGCGTCGAGACGCCTGAGCCAGCTTCTCCGGGTCTCGGCAGTCGTCGTCGCCCTCGATCCTCCAGTAGAGCTGGTAGCGCCCAGGGCTGGACTCCACGATCAGGGAGGGCTCCAGCTTGAAGACCTCCGGCCCGGCCTCGTCGGCGTCGGCGTAGGCCACCTTGCCGATCAGGGCGTTCTCGGCCTTGCGGTTGTCCGGGGTGTCGAACAGAGTCGGCACCACGTACAGGTCCTTGTGCCGGTTGGTCAGCACGTACGCGATGGCGTCTTCACGCTGCTCGGGGTACTTGAAGAAGACGTTCTTCTTCGGACCCTCGCCGTCACCCTCCTTGAACCGGCCGTCGCCAGAGAAGCTGGCGATGCACATGTACCCGGTCAGCCCGTAGAAGATGATGTTGAAGAAGCCACCGGCCTTGATGGGTTTCAGCGTTGGTTCCATCCGTGTCCTTCCAACGAGACGGGCCGCACACCACCGTGTTGGCGGCATGCGGCCCGGGGGTAGTGCTGTCGAGACTAGCTGAAGAGGCCGCCGTCACCGGACGCGAACTCGTCCAGGCTCGAAGAGTCCCCCTGCTTCCCGATCAGCTCGTCCAGCTTCTCGGTGCTCATGTACGCGCCCAGACGCTCGTTGATGAACGGGTTGCCGTCGTCGTCGGTCCGGTCGCTCTGCTCGTGCTTGGAGACCTTGGCACCGAGCACACGGCCCAGCAGCTTGGTCTTACCGGGAACCTTGAACTGGGTGCGCTCCCCGGCCGCCGGGGGCTTGGGGGTCTCGAAGCCCAGCGCCCTGAAGATCTTGAAGGCGGTGAAGAACGCGCCGCTCCAGAGCGGGGCGTAGACGTCGAACTGACGGCCCTTGCCCTCACCCTCGCCCAGCACCTTGAAGGTGAACTTGTACATGGGCTTGCCCTTGTTCGGCCCCTCCTTCTTGACCGGGGTCAGCTCCACGTCGTAGACCGAGAGGCGCAGCAGGGTGCCGATCGGCAGCAGCTTCCGGCGGGTGCTCAGGTCGTCCTCGGAGAGGTCGAGAACGAGGTCATCGTCCTCGCCAGCCGCGCCGTTGATGTTCGCCAGCTCGTCGTCGGTGTTCATGAAGTCGCTCATCGTGTTCTCTCTATCTCTCTTCGTGTTCTTCGGAGTGCTTGGTTACTGACTAAGGCTGTTAGCTGTTGATGGCCTGGAAGATCTTGGTCATCGACGGGTTGTCCATGACCGGCGGCAGCTTGCCGAACCGGTCACCCGCGATGAGTCCCGCACCTCCGGCGAACCGGATCGTGGGGACCGCGAGCTTGGTCTCCTTGTCCTGCGTCATGGAAGTGTAGCCCACGACCGAGGGCACGCGGGTCACCTCGTTCTTGGACTTGTTGCCCTGCATCAGCGGCTCCATGATCTGCCGCCCCAGGTCGTCCTGGGTCACGTCGGCGTGCGCCGTGATGATGGTGGTGAACGGGGCAGCGTGGAACGCCTCCAGGACCTTGCGCATGTGCGTCCAGATGACGTCCCAGTCGGAGAGCAGCATGCCGCGCTCGCCCATCGAGTTGTTGGACTTGGCGGAAGGCTGGTTCACCGCCTGCATGCGGATGATCTCGTCCTTGAGCTGGACCTGAAGGGAGTTCACCGGGTCCAGGATCACCGTCTTGTACTCGTCGGGCTGCTTGAGCAGCGCGTTGAGCACACCCTTGGACTGTGCGTAGTTCTCCGTGCGGTACACGTCCACGTCGGGGAACCGGGTGGCCCCGACCTCGGCCGAGCCCTCGAAGTCCACGATGGCCACGGGGGACAGTTCCTTGACCAGACTGGCCGACATCGCCAGCGAGGTCTTACCCGTCTTGCCCTTCCCGTAGAAGAGATAGGTCGGGTTCTTGGCCAGGTCCCGGGGCGACTGCATCTGCACACCCAGGTTGTCCGGCAGCTTCAACGGCACTTCAGTACCTCCTCCCGCAGTCCCAGCAGTCTGGGTCCTGCTCCAGCTTCATCAACTCACCGGCCTGGACCTTGGCCCAGACCTCCTCCAGACGAACCAGGGCCATCTCCGCCACGCCTCGGTTGTACGGGGCGAAGCACTGCCAGGTGTCGTCCAGGTTGTTGCTGTCCCGGGGGATGAAGTTGATCCCCACGTCCAGCGGAGGGTTGTCCGTCTGCTGTTCCACACCAAACCCGTACAGGTCCGTCTGGAAGACGTACTCCTCGGGCACGCCCTTGAGCTTGTAGCTCCGCAGCTTGGCCTTGTCGGTCGTCTTGTGGTCCACGACAGCGACATAGCCTGAGACGTGTGCGGCCACCAGGTCCACGTGGCCCTTGATCATCCCGTATCCGGCCAGGTCGTAGATCGGGAAGCTGCCCTCGATGACCAGAATCCACTCACTCGGATCAGCCACCTGGGCCAGACCCACCTCCATCTGGTGGTGTGCGCCTGTACCCAACCACGCCTTCAGGCCGAAGCTATCCCGCAGCTCGTAGCCCTCGGGCCGGTACTGCGGGTACATGTTCGTGAGCTTCAAGCCCAGGCAGAAGTCACAGCGGTAGCCGAGGTCCGAAGGCCCCACCATGCGCTGCTCGTCTCGTGCGGTACGGGCGGTGATGGCATCTCTCAGCAGCTTCTTGAGAGCCATCCGCCCTTCGTCACGAGTCATCGCCACCCGTCAGGTGTGGGGCGATGAACTCCTCCCACGCCTTGGCCCGCATGATGCGGTACGCCTGCTCGTGGCCGGAGGGGGGCATCGCGTCCCAAAGGAACGGAGGCATCTCGGTGCCGAAGGTCACCCGCATCTCGTCCGGGTTGTCCCGCTCCGTCTCTCCCTTGTCCTCGTTGATCCACGGCGGCCGGGTCATGGTGACCACCAGGTCCATCGTGCCCTCGTCGCCCACAACGGGGTCTACCTTCCAGGACTCGACCCACGCCAGCATCTCGCGCTCGTCGTCCGTCAGCTCGATCTGTTCCATCGCTCCACTCTCTCATGAGGGGAGGACAGTCCCGCGTACGGAACCGTCCTCCCCCACCCCACCCCGCCAGGTGGTTACAGCATCGACATTAGCACATCCGGCGGGCTACTCCTCGACCAGCTCGGGCGCACCCTTGTTGGTCTCGGTGTCCACCTCCCACTCGTCCAGGTCGATGCCCCGGTCCTGACGCCAGCCCGCGCAGTGGGCGCACAGGCCCCCCGGGTCACCGCTCTCCCGCTCGATCCTGGCCTCGGCCTCCTCGGGGGAGTCGGCCGTGACCTCCACGTAGCCCGAGGCCCACGCCCTGAACCACTGTCGGTACTTCGCCATCAGCTCTCCTTCTCGGCCACCGAGCACGGGTGGCAGTTGGTCCTGTGTGTGTCGTTGGCGCACGGGAACGGGGTGTTGTGGTTCTTCATCGAGTGCCCGCAGGCCACCAGCCCACAGAACTCCGTGAACTCCTGGCACATGCAGTGCGTGTCCTGGCACGCCTCGTAGAAGTCGCTGTCCGCCTCGTAGTGGTGGCCCCTGGTGTGTGCGCAGTTGCCGCACACCTCGGCCGCCCGCTGTGCCTTGACCTTCTCGTCCGTAGCCTCCCGCAGAGCGACAGACTCTCCGAGGATGGCCACGGCCAGATGGGGCGTTTGGGCCGCCAGCGCCCGAGCGATCCGCTCTACCGGGATCGCTATCGGCACTGTGACCGTACCATCCGGCAGGCCCGGCACAGCCAGGTCGGTCTCGACCACGACCTTGGCGGAACGCCATTCGTCGGTGTCGATCTCCTGGGCCAGGGACTTGACCAGGTACTCGACCAGCCGCGTGCTCCAGTCCACGTCAGCCATGCCTCGGTCCACGTCGATCAGGAAGTCCATGACTTCCTGTCGCTCGGACTCGCTGCTACCCGAGTACTCGATGGCCGTGGCCACGTCGTCCAGGTCGATGTCTACGCTCAGACCGACCATCAGTCCTCGTCCTCCACAACCTGGATACCCCGAGGCAGCTCGGCCAGGTCTCGCAGGTCCTGGCAGCTCTGGGTGTAGCGAGCCAGCTCGCTGGCCAGGAACACGATGTTGCTTCCGCCGTTCGGGTCGGGGAAGCGCTCGAACCTCTCCAGCTCCTCACGCAGTCGGTTGATCCTCGCCTTGATCTGTCCGGTACGGCGCTCGATCTGCTTGAGCAGCAGGCGTCGGTTGTGCTCGTCGTGGTCGATGATCACTGACCGTTCCTCTCGTTCAGTACGGTACGAGCCGCGTGCTTGTCCTCGCGCGTGGTGCCGGAGTCCTTCAGGATCTTCTCCAGCTCGGGCGTGGACTTGTGCTCCTGCGTCTCCTTGCGCAGGCGGTCGATCAGGCTCACTTCTGGTGGTTCCTCCTTACCTCTCGCATTGCCTTCCACAGTTCGTCTTGCGCCTGCTGAGACTCGTCAGTGTGGAAGGCGTAGTCACCCACCGGACGTACGCACACATCCCGGTCGTAGGGGTCCTTGCCGTACCACTTCAGCGCGTCCTCGACCTTGTCGAACACGTTGAACAGGTTGCGCCTGTCCTGCTCGGCGTTCACCCCTGTGAACGTCACGTAGACGATCACTTCTGGTGGTTCCTCTCGTCGTCCCGGGCCACGGCCTCGTCCACGGCGGCCTGGAGCAGGGCCTTGTCCCCGTTCTCGGCCACCTTGACCAGGTCCTCGTCGTGCAGGTCCTTGAGGGGTCGGTTGTCCTTCACTTCTCACTCCTTGTAGTTGGGAGGCAACAGTACGGTGAAGCCTCCGCCCACGTCTCGGGGCA